GGGTAACACACTATCCTCAAGAGTTATTTCTTTTTTCTCAACTAATTCCTTAACTTTTGCCATAAGCTTTATGGCAAAAGTTGAAGCACCCTCTCGGGTTTTAAACCTAATGGTAGGTTGTGTTTTATCCTCATTAAGAGGTTCTCTTAATAATTGCGAGTCCGCGCCCATTAGCTGCCATCCAAAGATAGGATCATGGATTAGTTTAACCTCGTGGTGTACAGCGGGGTTAACCGCTACCATTTTGGTTAATATTTTAACCTTTGTAACCTTACCTACTGTTGCGATCGCGTTATTGTCGGGACTAGGTAAATCACTATCCTCAAGAGTTATTTCTTTTTTCTCAACTAATTCCTCTGTTATAAAAAGTTGTAAGGTTTTTAAACTAGGGAATGTTTTAATAACGTTATTTTTTATTAGCCTGAACATTCCCCCAAGCGGTTCTACCTCATAACCCGCATTTTCTGCATATTCCCGCACTTCCTTAAAGGTCAAGGACTTAGTTAAGGGCAAAACTAAATCCTTTGCGTTATTAGCGATCGCATTAGTAGGTAAGGGTAGGTTGCTATCCTCAAGAGTTTCCTTAATTTCCTCTTCCTTTACATTATTAACTGTTGCATTAGTAGGTAAGGGTAGGTTGCTATCCTCAACAGTTAAATAATTAAAAGGTTTTAAACAATCGCGGTTATGTTCAGTAACCACAAACAAACTGCCGTGACAGTAAATTGGATTGCCATTATTTATGGCTCTAAAGTTTAAAATCGTACCATTACCGTTAGTATCTTCAAAAATGACATCTTGTATTATATGATTTTTTAAATCTACATATTTAAACCTCTTCCCAACTTTAAGGAAGTTTCTGTGTACTGCGCTATAAACCTCCTCCTTTACATTAACCTCCTCCTTTACATTAACCTCCTCCTTTACATTAACCTCCTCCTTTACATTAACCTCCTCCTTTACATACTTTACATACTCGTCTATTGACGAGTATTTGCTAAATCCATCGATTAAGATATACTCGTTGCCATCTTCATTTTTTACCTTGATTTTGCCCTCTTGATAACAGTTGTGTGGATCGTTTATCCAAAATGCTTTATAAACTACAAAGCACTTTGTCCGCGACGTAACGAGAAGGATGATCTCTCTAGAGCTATTTTTGTAGTAGTTGCCGGTTACGAATGTAGCTTGCATTTTCCTATGTCCTTTTACTTTTTGTTAACTCTTAATCCTAAGCTTAACTACTTCTTAGGATTAAGAATGCGATCGCTTAGGCATTAAACCTAAGTCGGGAGTCATAACTCACTCGACCGCAATAACTTATTTAAAGTTATAAACTAGCCCAGTATTTGACTGTTTTTAAGTAGTTGCACAGTCTCTCAATTCTTACCCAGCAATTGATCCGGGATGGAACTAAAACGGCGGTTTCGTAAAGAATGTTTTCTGGTAGCTTACGTCTGACATAGCGTCTAACTAATTGTGGCGTTATATCTTTGTCGTTTTCCTGATTAAAATCAGGGAATACTTCTTTAACTAGTTCTTTAATTTCTGCTATTTTATTTTTCATTTTCCTTACCTCTTTTTTAACTTTCTTAACTTTCTTTATAATAGCGCACTCTTAAAAATAACGCTACAGTATTTTAAAATTAATTTTATGTATAAGCTAGGACTAAGTAATTTAACTCTTAAATATTTCCTTAGCGATCGCTAATTTAATCCTTAAATATTTTAAATTTAGTGCCGGGACTTTAATTAATTTATTTAATAGCGATCGCGGGTCAAGAATAATGTATGAATTAAAAAAATAAACCTCTTAAAACTTAATTTAAGAGGTTTATTTTAAGAGTATTTTAAGGTATTATCTTAACAAGATATCCGACCCTAATATCTCTTCAGCAAAGGGATCGTTTATCCCCAAATCGTGGCCGTAATCGTATCCTTGAAAAAGACCTTCGCCATAATGTTCTTGATGGTGTTCCCGAAAGTTATAGTTTGCATAGTCTTCCTCCTTCTTTTTTCTATACTCTATATCACAGTGGTTTAGGTAAGGTCTGGAGATAGGGATCTCTTTTTCGTTGTCAGTTACTAGTACGAAATTGTCTCCAGATATGGTCTGTACGGTCTTCATTTTCCTATGTCCTCTTTTCTTACTTTTTAACTTTCAATATAACTAATATAACTTACTCTCTACCGTCGTGCAACAGTATTTTAAATTAATTTTATGTTATATTTTATACATGAGTTAAAAATATTCTGCGATCGCTAATTTAATTTAGCGTCGAAACTTGTCTGCACTATGCACTAATTTAATTTAAGGCTTATCTCTTATCTCTTATCTCTTATCTCTTATCTCTTATCTCTTATCTCTTATCTCTTATCTTGCGATCGCTAGATTAATCCTTAAATTAAATTTAGTGCCGGGACTTTAATTAATTTATTTAAGGGGGGGTCGAGATTAAGGCGGGGGTAAGGCGAGAGTGGGCGGGTACTCTAGACACACTTCATCTACGAAAAAAATCCAAAAAAATTATCCCAGACTATTCTTCATCTGGGATAATACTTTGTGTCGCCTATGCAATTTTTAAATCTATAATTTAACTTATATATAAATTATAGCACAGTCTTAAAGGAAATGGGAAGCAAAAGAAAAGATTTTTTAAGTGGCGCACCAACAACTTTATTAAAGTCCAAGGTTAACGAAAAAGCTAAGAATAATGCGGTAACTTTTACCCTTCCAGATCCACAGCCTGGAAAGCAAACAAGCTTTGTAAATACGCGCGCTGATGTGTGCATATATGGAGGAGCCGGCGGAGGCGGGAAGTCGTGGGCATTGTTAAGGAAGTCTTTAATTAATATTGATAACCCTAATTATGGTGCGGTAATCTTCCGCCGGACTTCGCCTGAAATAACAACAGAGGGTGGTTTATGGGATGAGTCTAAGAAATTATTTGGCTTAGTCCCTGGTGCAATTCCAAGAGAGGGTAAATTAGATTGGAAATTTCCCAGCGGCGCAGCTATTAGCTTTGGTCACGCTCAACATGAAAAAGACGTAGAGAATAAATTCCCCGGAGCGCAAATAGCCTATATTGGCTTTGATGAGTTAAATAAATTTACCGAAAAACAATTTTGGTTCTTATTTTCAAGAAATAGAAGTACGTGCGGAGTTAAGCCAAGGATTGATGCAACCTGTAACCCTGACGCAGATTCGTGGGTAGCTAAATTAATTGATTGGTATATTAACCCTACGACGGGATACCCTATCGAAGAAAGGTCAGGCGTTTTAAGATACTTTTACCGCTTAAATAACGTTATTCACTGGGGAGATTCCGCAGAAGAATTAATGCTTAAATTCCCGGACTTAGCTAAAATTGCGCCGCCAAAATCCTTAACTTTTATTAGTGCAACCTTAGACGACAATAAGATTCTCTTAAGCCAAAACCCTGATTACAAAGCTAATTTACTTTCATTACTTAATGTTGACATGGAGCGGTTACTTAAAGGTAATTGGAAGATTAAATGGTCGGCAGGATTAGTCTTTAACCGTTCGTGGTTTGAGATAATAGATCAAGAACAGTTAAGCAGCATGGATTTAACTTCTGCCCAATTTTTAAGGTTTTGGGATTTGGCCAGTACAGCTAAAGAAGTTGCCTCTTCATCCTCATGCTTTAGTGCATCCCAGAAATGGATGAAAGTTAAAAATAAATTTACGGGAGAGTATGAATATTACATCTTAGATGTTTACTGGGAACAGTTAGGAGCAGAAGAGGGCGATAACCAAATCGTAACGATGGCCGTGGCGGATGGTAAAAAAGTTAAGCAACGGTGGGAGTTAGAGGGCGGTTCAGCGTCAAGGAGACATGAACAAAGCTTAATTAGGACAATCAAAAAAGCTTTGCCTGAGTGTAATTGTAAGGGAGTCCAACCTCTTGGCGATAAATTAACCCGGGCTAAACCCTGGGCTATGGATGCTAGGAGCGGGAAGATAAAAATACTAAGAGCTTGGTGGAATGATGACTTTTTATCTTACGTGGATGCTTTTGACGGCAGTAGAAAAACCCCGCCCACAAATGATGTTGTAGACGGGGGAAGTGGCGCACATTCTTGTTTATCCCAGAATTTAGTATTTGGGGGAAGTTTAGGGAGTTAATAACTCCTCAACATCACTAACTAAAATAACCCCATGCCCTGCCAATTCAGCAGGGGTTATCAATATTTGCGCTTGGTAATTGGGATCTAATTGAGTTCTTTGAAGTAAGGCTATGATGGCATCAAAACTTGCTTGGGTTAGTTTGCCACCACGTTTTAAAGTGGTCAGATTTCCAACAATCCAATCAGGTCTATTCTGGGTAATAGCATCCAATATCCTTAAATAGACTGGACTTTCAGCTAGTGCCAAAACTTCCGCATCTGTGACTACTGCTGAAACTTCTTCTAAAGTTGTCTTTACAGATACTTGACCTATTGGCACTGGATTATCTACTAATACTTTATCGTTGAGGTATGAAGTTAATTCCCTGGGAGATAGTTCAGGGAATTGTTCAATTTGAGAAAGCAGCCATTGTTCTTGTTGTTTTGTCATGGTTTTTAATTATCCACTAATAGTTATTCTATTGATAGCATCGTAAATTTTCATGATTTTCCTCAAGCTACTGTGATGCCGTAGTAACCGCCTTGATTGCGCTCAAGGTTTTGGCGGTTGGTGATTAAGCTCACAACATAAGACTGTCCTATTGTTGGTAAAAAGTCTACACTCCCTAACCGTCGCCTGTGCGGGCTACGTTCGTTGTTGCGTAATACGGCTGTGCGGTCGCACCCGTATTCAGTTGCGCGCCCCAGATAATGCGGTTTTGCCCGATAGTTCTGCTTATGCTATTATCCGCATCGGCGGCTGTATTGATCACAGTTATTGCCGTAACCGTGCAGGTCGCGGTGAGCGATATACGATACCAACCATTGCCAACAGGCGTTGAACTTGCCGTTGCACCACTCCATCCAGAGCCTATTGTCGAAACAGTGCCAATCGCGCCGGTTAGCATATTCACCCAGCAGCGGGCTTGGTTGGTGACGACTGCCGTATCAAAAAATCCGATACGCGCCCAAGTGCCAGTTGAACCGGCTTTGATAAAGACCGAGCATGTGACCTGCCCCGCTGCAGCGAGCGTGATTGTTTGATACCTGCCGGACGTTGATGACAGCACTGTGCATCTCTCTGCGGTCAGTGTGCCATCGGGGGCTATTTCCGAGTTTGCGGCAATGGTTTCGGCTGACCCTGCCAAACCCTCCCACACCCCGTTTTCAAACTCCTGGGATCGCAGCAGCAGGTTCTGCGATCGGACAAAACCACGCAACACCACCATTCTAGTAGAAGTTCTCATGGTGCAAAACTCCTAGCGCGTATAGTCCCTGTTTCTGAGTTAGCAGCCGGGGCAATTGCACCGTTAGTAACCAGATATCCCCACAAACTTGAATTGGTTAAAATAAACAATTGATTTAAGTCTTTAATAACGCCAACAACCTTACCCCCTCCTTTAGCTAAACTCATAGGTACATTGAAACCTACAGGGTCTAGAACAGGGTCAGAACCAATTGTCCAGATACTATTATCTGCAATATTTGTAGGTGCTGTAGGGTATAAGTGTACCGCAAAAGAAGTCATACCTGCTGGTACAGAAGATAGATTGAGAGATATTTCAAAATAAGAAAGGAATATACCTTTACCAGCTTCGCCTATATTTTGAAGTTGGAATAGACCGCCATAAACATCAAAGTTTGGTGCAGAAGCAGTATAAGTTGTGGTGTTAGCAGCGCGAGTAATTGTGGTTGAGGATGCGTAAGCTAATCCCGCAGGTGCAGCAGTCATGCTGACAGGTTGAATATTTTGGAAAAATGTACCTGTAACTGGAATAGATTTACCCCCTGTTACACCTTGTACTGCTACTGCTTTTGTTGCATCACTTCCTGGATTAGCTTGAACGGCTGTTTGATTAGTGGCACTAGCGTCACCACCAGATCCACCACTAATAGCAGTTACGAATTGTAGTAATGCTTCTACCTTCTCATCTTTAGTTAATTCAACGAAGGTCTTATTAACACCATTATCTGCTGCATAAACTTCATTGTATTTATCTATAAGTTGTTGCTTAGTTATTGTCATATTACTTAACTCGTTTGTTGTAACTACCAAATGATTCACGAATTTTAGGTGTTCTACTTGCTCCAAATGCTCGATTACTAAGTCCTTTAGGTTGAGATGGTTGAAGTGGTTTAACAGGTTGACGTGGTTTAAGTCTACTTAATAGTCCAAGTTGATTAGCTTTACGTGCAGCACCTCTAGTTGCATAGGTTTTAGTAACTCCAGTTCTATTATTACCAAGTGATCCAACTTTAGATCCTGCAACACCAGGAACACGTTTAGAAGCAGCTTTTCTAAGTAGATTAAATGATGGTAATTTAAATGCCATATTAATTAATGTAGTTTACTTAATTATAATTGGAAATGTTTAACTTGTAAGAAAAAAGGAGAATGTTATGTATTTTAACTATTTATCAGTTATAATGAGGTGACTTAGATAGTTAGTTAGTTTGTATCTAAGTCAAGTGTAGTTAATTAAGGATGAATTAGTCATGTCAGATAAAATTATTGTACAACCCTCTGTTATTAATGATGTTGAGTTTTACATTACTCCAGATGGACGGGATGCTGGAGTTAGTATTAGTGGATTGGCGCGATTATGTGGAGTTACACAACAAACAATGTCTCAAAGAATAGTAAACCCATTAGCTGATAATACTGGTGTTAGTACACAGCTAAAAATGCTAGAACCTTTACTGGGTAACGTTTTTAGTCCACAGCTAGAAGGAAATAAAGATGGTGGAACTTGTAAAATTATTACATCAACAGCAGCAACTTTAATTATCGAGTATTACGCATTTGAATCTAAAGCTGCTAATGTTACCGCACGCAACACTTATCGTAAGTTGGCACAATATGGTTTCGTTAATTGGGTTAAGGATTTAACTGGTGCTGTTATTAATGATGATAATAAAGCTATTCTTAATTCACTTAAGTTACTAAGCGATAAAGTAGATGAGTTAAGTAATATAACTACAGAATATAAACAACTTAG